AGAAACGGGTTCCGAAGACGTTTCAAGCTTCATCATAGATTTCACGTTCCTAATTGGAACGACTTCCTAAACGAGATTCCCAGATCCCTGACTCAGAATTCAGCTGGTGATGGGAAGGTAGTTGTTATGGGGAAGATCGATTCCAAACCCATCGAGATAGGGATCAGTGCCAAGGCGGTCATAGGTATGTTGTCCCCAGATTCCTTCAGACCAGGGAGGAAGTTTAAAGACAGGCTAATGACTGAGGCAGAATATGACGCTATGTACAAATGGTATACCAATGAGCACCCAGGTTTACACGCCGGTAGGGTTGTCACAGTCAAAAAGAGACGACCAATCGAAATGCAACGGATGCAGCAGTATATACTGGAGGTGTTTCTTGGCAAATCATGGTACAACGAAATGATGAAGAAGACTGATGCACCATACACTGGTTATCCGTTGGTGGACTCACCTGACGGGTTGGTGATGGACCCGAACGCACTGACCATTGGTGAGGAAACAGGTGACGTTAATGTAGACCACGCTGACAGAGTGTCCCTAACGGGTTCGGCCTGCTTACGCACTGGCCATGGGTCCAGGCAGTATCTAATCATTGGCACAGACTACTCTAGCTTTGACCAGACACAGGTGAAGGAAAATCTGAAATCTGTGCTTAGAGAGGAAATCATAAACGCATACAAGGACGTGTATGGTGACGCCCCAGTTGGACCGTTCCCATCCATCGACCATATAGTTGACGCCATATACCCTGACAAACCCGCTGTTTTTATACTACCAAACGGTGAAACCATCGACTTGGCTGGAGTACGGTCCGGTGAGTTCACCACCATGGCGCAAAATAACACAACCAATCTCGCCGTGTGCATGGCGGTTTCATGGTGGATTAATGCGTTAGGACTGGGAATATACAAATCTCTGAAGATTCAAGGTGATGACGTTATATGCGTTATAGAACCATCTGACGAGGATGTGCCTATTAATGACCTGACATCCACAACTCTAGGTAAAGAGCTGACAGAAGCGATCGAAGGGTACAGTCGAGTTACGCAGATAGCCAAGGTCATCACCATTATAGTTAACAGATGTGGACTCGAGACAAATCCTACAAAAGGGTGTATATCCTTTGACTGTGCGGAGTACCTAAAAGTATTGGTTAAGGATGGGTGTTATGTTCCTAATAACTATGTTATGATAGCTGGGGCCGAAAATGTGTCCATGTCGGATGACCCGCTTTCCTTCGTGTCGGGTCAACTGCATAAGCATGATCTCGCCGTTATGCGTGGGCTGGATCCCGACTTAGTTTACAGGTTTGGCTTACTTCTCACGATGTTACGCCTATCGTATAGGGTGTCAGTGTTCCCACGGGTTCCCGATTTCAGCCACATATATTACCCGCCTTGGACGGTATTCTGTACTCCTACCATCCTTAACGGTCTGGGTAGATCCCCGTCAGTTTTCCCATGTGACGCATCCCCTGCTATACTTATGGTCATGAAATCCAACCCCGTATTTGGTAAGTACATACACGACAGGTGTAACGGTTTGAAGCCGCCTAATAGCAAAGATTACGCCAGAATCGTCGCTGATATGTTGATGGGGGCTGATAAGAGATCAGACTTCAAAGTAGCTAGCAAACTGAAGACTACAGACATACCCCTGGGCGATCTAGCTAGGCCATTCGCCGCTGGTGTGGCTGACATGTCTGCATCTCTCGATGTCTCTGCGCTGAAGAGGTCATTCGCCAGCTTTGACAAATTGAAAGCTAAGGGAATCAAACTAATCAATAAAGAGCAGCTGTACGCAGACTCCGCTCGCATGATGGTTAGAGGCGTGTTGGAATCGAACAAATCAGTTATGGAGTTCTCCGCCGACATGAGGCGGGACATTAATGAGACCACTTTCAAGGAAACTAAACCAC